AAATGACTTTGAAAAGGCTATTGATGATGTGCAATGGTGGCTTTATGATAACGTAGATAAAATTCTAACGCTAAAAGATGATACTAAAGTTGATGTCAATACACCAGAAGCGTTTATTGATTGGCTTAATAAATGGTATAAATAATAACAATATGAAACCACACCACCAAATTATAACATTCGCTATCCTTTGCCTGCTATTAATTATCGGTCTAAATCATTGCGCCAAAGACAAACCAAAGCCTATTCCATTTGATTACAAATTAGAAGCGGAAATGATTAAAAAGCAGTTTGGTATTGAGCAGGCAATTCTACTTAACCAACTGGAGAATGTTAACCGAAGACTGCAAGTTGCAGTTAACGCAAAAGATTCAATTAGAAAGCGTGAAATATCATTAACCAACACTAACATAGCATTGATGAAGAAACTGCGCCAAACTCTTCCAAAAGAGTGCGACACGGTGTTTGTGTTGTGCGATGAGATAATCAATGTTAAGGATAGCAGTTATGCAGCCTTATTTAATGCGTTTCAACTTTGCGCTGATGGAAGTAGCATTAAGGATAGTTTGATAACCACTTACAAGGCGGAGAATGTAACCGATAGCACTCTGTTAGTGATAAGTAAACAAGAAACGAAACAACAACGCAAAGGTAAGATAGCAGCGTGGTGTGTTGGTGGGGCAATGTTTTTAGTGTGGTTGTTTGTTGGATTGAAATAAATTACTATCTTTGCCTCGTTCAATGTTAGTTAGTTCATAGCCCTTGCAGAAATGTGAGGGCTTTGTTATTTGTCATCCATTCCCAAAAAAACTAATATCGCACAAACCATAGGCACTTGTTTCAACCGTTCTATCAACGATTTATATTCACGCTCTTGAACGTAATACCAATACACAATACCAATTATTACTATTGATAATAGTGCGATAAGCAATACCATTTCCTTACTCATTCTTATTTTTTTTCGCAACACGATACGATGCCCACATCGAAACTACTAATGCACCAAGTTTAGCAAAGTCATAAATAGTGTCATAGATGCCGACTAAATTCATATTACCGAACCAGTCTGATGTCCACACACCTGCTTGAATGATGACGCTTGTAATGATGACTAATATGCTATTGTCGGGTTGGTGTGAATGAATCATAAAATTAAATTTCGTATTGTTTAGGAGTATAAAGTATCATAGGTACATCTTTTACCCACATAAATTCTGGTGTTGTTGTTTGTTCAATTTCTTCAACTGAAATTATCCAATTATTGTCAATATCTTGTATCGGATTGTAATATGAATATGGAGCATATAACTGCCCGATTAATTCATCTTTTTGTAATTCCGTAAGTAAGCCTACATAGGTTAGCTTTTCTTCTTCTGTTAGTTGTGTTAGTTTCATAATTGGTTTTTAAGATTGTTAATTATATCCATAAATACATTTAAGTCATAAGAGCCTCTTGCTTTGTTAACCCAAACGCATACAAAATGAACATTTCCATTTACATATCCTAAATCATTATCTATTCTATCTAAAGATAATAAATAAGGATTAGATGTCATTTCTCTTTTTTCATTATATGTTTTTGGACACAGTAATTTAGAATTAGTTATTTTACATTTATAGTCTTGAGATTCTAATATATCTTGAAGATGCTCAATACCTACAGTAAATGGGTAATTTCTTGACTTTGCATTAGCTTTCCACCTACCGTATAATGCGTTATGAATATCTTTTGTTCCACCTTTATTGCAATTTCTTGGTTGTCTTTTCCCACTTGACCAAACTTTTGCCATTACCGCACTTTTTCCTTGTGGATTGTATATTTCATTCCTTTTAAGTATCAATATACACTTTTCAACACCTATTTTATATTTTATACAAATATCTCTTTGCAACATATCATTTTTATAATCCGCACATAAACAATCTTCGTAATCAAATTTCATTTGATTTATTTTTGCACACATTTCAGACTTACTCATTATTGCAATTCCTTGCATTTTCAAAACTCTACGAACCCTATCTGTTGTGGCATTTAAGTACGTTGCAATTTCACGAACAGTTTTTTTGCCATAATTACTTACAATATAATTAGCATCTAAAGGAGTCATTGTTGACCATTGTTTTTTCATATTACAAATATACAGCAGTTCAGTCATATTTCCTACACATTTCTAAATAAACTTGTTTGCATTGCTTGAATTAATGTATACAATGTTGATGCATCTCCAGCAGTTAAACCGCTACCAATAGAATCAAATTGATGGCGATTTACAGAACTTGGAGCGGCTACACCATCAACATTTCTTGTTCCTAAATAAATTCCCACCAATGGCAATCCAACAGAAGCAACGCTATTAGTTCCAACACTAACACCATTTTTGTAAATAGTTTTTACATTTGATGCCGTTCTTGTACCTAATGACCACCCTTTATTGTCAGCAGTTGTCACTTGAAGCGTTAGTGCATCATTTCCAAAGTATCTAAACAAATTACTCGTTCTTGTATCTAATTCTAAAACTCTTGTTGGTGCTGTTGTAAAAGAACCAATATCTGAATTAGCATTAGATGTTATGCCCATATAACTACTTAAATGATTATCATTTAAAGATAGTGTTGTGCTTGGTATAATACCAGTTGTTGCATATCCAGTTATCGAATTTGTAGCACCATTTGCATCGTGTGTCCAGCCTCCGATAAATGTTAATTGAAATGTTAATGTATTGATAAAATTATATCGGTGCTTTGTCGAATCACCTCCAACAAATGGATATATAGCATTGAATTTAGTTGTCAAACTATTCGCAATTAAACCTGCCTCAAATGTGTTTAAAGCATTTAAAATAGTTGTGTCGGTTTCGCTTGTTGCCGCTATCCAATCAGTTGTTAATGGTAGGTAACCAGAAGCAGGTTTTATGTATATTAATCTTCTACCCATTATATTCGTGTAGTTTTTAATGATGCTTGTAAGTTTGTCAATGCACTATTCGATGTTGTGACCAATGTTATCTTATCACCAACTGCTACTGTGTTTGCTGCACTTGCATTAGCAGTTGCTATGGTGCTGCTTACCGATACTGCACTTATGCCAGTTACATCTACTCCATTTATCTTAACTGCTACTGTGCAAGTGCCAGATGCAGAGATAATTTTTAGTTGATTAATAGTGTAGGCATATTGAGCATATAATTCTAATGTATATGTTGTTGCTGCTATGCTTGAGCCACCATCTTGTAGTGATAGATTCTCAACTTTTAAGGCATTGATTTGCGTTTGAATAGCAGTTGTTACACCACTTAAATAACCTAATTCCGTTGGTGTTGCTCCATTTATATTTTGAGAAGTTGTAATGTTTCCATTGGCACGATTAATAGCTATTGGGCTATCTATATAAGCTCCTGCATCATTATATCTTCTTAATTGAAAATCTGCACCGATATTACTACCCGACTCCGCGCCATCAACACGTAATGCCCATCGTTGAACATCATCGGTTCTAAAAGACAAAATTCTATTAACTCCATTATCTGCATCAATTTTTACTCGTACAGTTGTAGCCCCGCCATCAATATGCAATTTTTCAGCACCTGCGGGTGTACCTATACCAATTGTATCAGCAGTGAGTGAATGAGTACCCAAGTCGACATCGGAAGTTGCACCAGTATAAGGAACAAATGAAAGGCCCGTTACATCCTCCAACATCGCAAAGGTTTGCGGGCCTGTTGCTTTATTGGGAATTCTAAATTCGGTTGCAGTTGTAAGTGTTGGAGATGTTATTGTTGCCTCGCCTGAAGCATTAGTAATCTTTATTAAATCGTGCTTAATATCAACGCTTTCTCCTAAACCATTATCAACTGTAATTCCGTTTGTTGTTGTAGAACCAACATCCGTTACTTGTTGTAGGTCGGGAACGTTTGCTCTTAAAATCCAAGTGCCAGTTGCAGCAACGGTGCATTCATAAGTATCACCATTATCTAATGTCCATAATGAGCCATCTTGATAGCCTAATGTTACATCATCACTTGTTGTTGGTGCGGTTGAAAAATTATACAAAGATTGTCTAATAAAACTACCCGTTTGGTCCATCACATACAACCGACCATTTTCCCATTTCAATTCATAGCCAGCACCACATATTTGAGCAATACCTTTTAATCCTCCAAGTCCAGCATCAATTGTGCCTTCTCTTAACCTCGATGAGTTGTCAAATAACAAACCTTGTGTAGCATCAAACTCAATATCGTTGGCGCCCGAAGT